GAAGGGCGAAGAAGATTGGAATCCGGGGCGAGTGTCACGGTGAGAAGATTCGTAGGGAGGTCACAGAGTTTGACCGCTGGCGCTACGGGGGAATTATAAACCTCCATTAACTGGAGCGTACCATGGCCAAGAGAAAATCTCGTCGATCTAAGAGTAAAATAGAACCTGCGGTTCTTAAAATGATTTTTCTCGTTCCCACTTGGGATGGTAATACTACTTTGTCATCGAAGCATTACATCGATGTCTCTCAATGTGCTTCACTTTTGAATCGCCGTTTTTACAGGCAAGGCCTCAATTGGGGCTTGGCCGGCGTTACCGCACATACGCCGGGATACAACGGATCTGGGCCGGCGTATTATACCCGTCCAAATGGAACATTATCTTTGTCAAAATTGCCAAATACTTGGATTTTGAGCAATTCGTGGGAAAAGGGTATGCGTGCTTGGACAAGAATGAACCGTGAATCTCTTGAAGAGTCTCCTTCGGTTCGACCGAGATTCTTGGACTTCAAGATTTTTGCAAACAGCGATCACCATTCTAAGGGTGTCGCTTCTAATCTTGTTCCTGCCGGTTATACTTTGGGTGAATGGGTACCATCGAAGTATGTTGTACCTAACCCCGACGCCGTTGGCGGTGTCAATAATTTCGAAATTATTGCGACTGGAGCATCTTACCCTGGTGGTGGTGCTTCCGGTTTGAATGCAGTGTCTTTGATTGAAGGATATGCATCTTCTCGTGGTCTTCCAAATATTGCAGACCCGAATACGCCCGATGATGCGGCTGATGCCGCCGGGCCTACTCCGGAAAATTGGTTGAGCGCATTGTTTAATGATGGCACTAACCAAGATGATCAGGTTATTACGGATATGATTACAGAGAATAATGAGGCTCCTTATCCGTTTGAAAATGATGGCACTCACACTGATACTATGTATCCGGGAGGAGCCAATCAATACCCCGGACTTGAACTCTTTGGATATTCCCAAATTACAGCCACGACAATTGGTGGAACAACCCGATTTTCGGGTACCAATTTGCCATGTGGATTAATTGAAATTACGAATACTACCTTGGTTTATGATAATCCGGAGTATTCGGGGAACCCTTTGACAGACAAATTCATGATTTTTGAATTGGACTTTGTTCCCGGATCACACAGGGGATACCTTTGTGAAAACATGGTGGAGATGTGAATGATGGTGACGTCACCCGAAATTGAAACAGTCAAGGAGGCGGTCACTTCCGCATCCGTTCTCAACCACCTTCGCTCGAACCGAATCGAGTATGCGCTCGGTTTGGTGCTCCTCCATTTGGCAGGCGTTAGCGACCGTCTTCTTGCACAACTCTCGGGAGTGTGTTTTTGATGGCTTACAAATATGGAAAGACATTCAAGAAAGACGGAAAATTGGTTCGATACCGTTACACAAACGGTAAAAAATCGACCAAGAAACTTGTTGCTGTCAACAAGAAAAAGAAGAATACTCGTCGGCGTAAATCTTGAGAGCTGAAGCCGATGTGTCCAAAGTGTTCTTCGAATAAAATAGAAAGTGTTCTCATCGATGATACTGATCCAAAGCAACCAATTATTCATTGTAGTTGCGAATCCTGTGGAACGGAGTGGGTAGAATGACCACCTCTTATTTTGAAATTGGTGGTCGAATTATTGAAAGTAATGCGGATTATGAATATGCCACCGGCAAAACATCCGCACAACAGAGAAACATCCATCGTAAGATGGCTAAAGATTTTCGACAAATTGAGAAGGTTCCGAAAATGGTGTTTCCGACATCTTCGAATTCTTCGGATGACGGAATGGGAACCTATGAGACGGTTGGCCATTATGCTGGTCTTGCTGCCGGCGTTTATTTCGGTGTTGTGACGTTTCCTGTCACGCAGTTGGACAGCCCACTGATTGGCCCCGCTGATCTGGCATGGTTTGGTGCCACGATCAGAATGACATCTAAGTTTCAATGGCTTGGTAGAGAACTTGGTTCTAAGTTAGATTGATATAGTATTGTATACACCCTGTATACATGGCGAAGTTATATTGGCGTGTTAAGCGATGCGGAAAATGGACTTGGGTTGCGGCTGATGAACGCAATACTCAAGATGACGATGGATGGTTTCCATTGTTGATCTATTTGGAGGAGGAAGAATGAAACCAACTTGGGAAGAATTCCAAGACGCATATGGCGTGATTATGCATTACATAGACACAGAGCCAGATAGTCGCAAGTTGTTTCATGCCCTACTGAGTTTTTATCTTAAGAAAATGAAGGGGGAAGAAGAATGAATTGTTGTGGAAAGTTTCTTGAAATAACAAGAACACCAAACGGAGTTTGGCTTCATTGCGAATCATGTGGATTCTGTATGAAGGAGGAAGAGGAATGATCTACATTGTTTGTAGTTATTGTGGAAAACACGACTTAGTTCCTAAGTGTGTGAATCATTTGGAACTGTGTTTCAATTGTGTCATGGAGTTACCGTATGACTGACGACGCACTTGCAATTACCTGGTGCGACGTCTGTAAGATCGTAGAAGAAATCTACGGAACCACCGAAAGCATAGTCCCATGGCTGTGCCGGTGCAATGAGAAAACTGCACAATCTTCTCTACCGGAGAGTCATCGCCGTAGAGTGCGGATTATAGGCAACACGATCCGATGCCATTTTGGTTGTTGCAATCCTGTCGACGGCTTCGACGATTGCTTGTTCAAGGATGTGTAAAACCGAACAACGAATGACAACGATTTTAGGATGTCACCTTCGGTGGAAGGGCGAAGAAGATTGGAATCCGGGGCGAGTGTCACGGTGAGAAGATTCGTAGGGAGGTCACAGAGTTTGACCGCTGGCGCTA